TGGTTGTTATTTGCAACCAAGTACCTTAGTGATTCAAGTTCTCCAATATTGGGGACTAATAGTGCCATTTAAAACAACTCCCTTCTTGGCTACAGATGAAATAACTATTGTTATTTATAAATTTAATTTCAAAGAGATTAGGAATCTCCTAATGTTATTGACCGAAATGACTTCAAATTGCAGAATGTCACCCGATGTAATTATTTTATCCCAATTATTTAGGGTATCATCTCTGACAATTTGGCCATTACTTAGACTTACGTATTGACCATTAGTTATAGTCTGAAAAGTTGGAAAAGAACTGTAAGATGCTTTTTTTATCTCTACAGAAACACTTCCAGGATGATCTGCCATTATTTGAACATGTTCAATACTACCAGTAACATCCAAAGCTAGTGATCCCTTGACTCCAATATTCATATCTGCGGAACCAGAATCAACAATAAAATTGACAGTTCTGGTTAGATCAGCAGTATATTGTAGTGCTACAATGAATATATCGTCAGTAGATAATGGCGCTACTGTAAACTGTATATTACTTTCAGAAACATTATAGTCCTCAACTGGTTCTAGGACTAGATTATTTTTAACTACCAATATTTGTTGATCGTTTATTGGTGTATAAACATTATTTTGGTGAGTTAAATTAAATATAGTTTTAGATCCATTGAACTGAGAGTTCAGATGATCCAGAATCAGATTGGAATTCTGAAGAGATTTTGATGGTATCTCATAATTGACACCAACGTCATATTCTGGACTTTGGTCTACTGATACTACGTATTCTGCCATCAGACAACACCTGGGGTTACTAGAACATTACCTTGAACAGCTCTTGTTCTGTAATCGTTCGTGGACACCAAAATTAAATCATAAACATAACGACCACCTTCAATTTCACTTGAGGCAGTGTATCCCATAGAAACTTTTACTTTTCCCTTCAAACGATCTGGAAAAGATACTGTCAGTGGATATGCAGTCGTTGAGGATGGGTGTTTTCTTATGGAAGAGATTCCAGTATAACCAGTAAGATTCAAAGGTGCATTGTTAAATGCATTGTTAATGGTAAAAGTGGCTTGAAAATCAACACCCTGCTCAAGAACTAGATTTACATTCCTTGCCGCCATTATTAGAACTTACAGTTTTAGCTATTTATCCATTTTATTTAAGACCAGTTTTAACATGTCCTTCAAATCTTCTACATCCGACTTTAATTGTCGGATTTCTTCTTTTTCATTTTCTTTTTCTTCAAGTTCCCTCAACTTAAATCTTTTCGCTTCCATGTAATTATTATATTCAATATCGGAGCAATTTAATATTGCTCCGCTTTTTTCATCACGGTATAAACCTGGTTGATCCTTTACTGGAATTTTTTTCATATCAAGCAGTCGCAATAACTCTCAGATCTCTAATCAGAGGCACTTTCGCAATATTTGTTCCAGTCATAATAATTTTAACCTGGAATCCATTGAATAGTGCCAAATTCTTAGCTGTGTACTCATAACTTCTGAAATCATCATCGGTATTTGAAAAATCAACTACTTTATCAGGCAAACCATCATTCTTAGCAGGATCAACAACATCACCACTAGCATTTAGATTCTTATATCCAGGGAATAGTTCATATGACTGGTTAGATTCATCAGTATCAGTTCTGAATAGTCTATACAACACTCTAATATCATTACTAGAATGTCTGTATGCGTCAAAGAATACTCTTAAATTATCTGCACCTCTTTCGAGTTTGATGATTTTTGTAACATATGTTGCAACTGAAGGATCTTCGTCAACAGAATTCACCCTACCATCAGTAGCAAAATCAGTAATATTAGAGTTAATTCTATTTCCAGTAAAGATTGCATTGGTTCTATCAAGGTCAATCATTGGTGATACCTTAGTATCGCTAGTTGATAAAGTTACTTCAATAGTGAAAGACTTTCTTCCAGGGAAATCCTGTAGGAATTCATCTTCATTAACTTTAGAACATACGATTCTCGGAGTTTCAAAGAAATTAGTACTCTCAAGACTAATATCTTCAAATCCTTGATCTTGGAAAGAAATTTGTGCGAGATTTCCAGGAGAACTTCCTGAGAAACTTCTGACTTTTGCGGATATGCTTGTTCCCTCTGGAATTGCAGTTTGTAGATTTGGTGTTAATGCACTATATGTTATATTTTGGGTAGCATGTGCAGTCCTTGTAGAGTTTTTAAGTGTTAGTTGATCATAAGATCCACACTTTTTGTCCTCATTGAAGTGCAACACTGGGAAAGAGTTGGCATTTCCAGTAGTTCTGTCTGTTCCATAATTTATATCCGCGGCATCAATCTTGATGTGGTATGAATCAGTATCGATTGGATATAGTGAGTGATTAACGTCTGAGAAGTCATGAGTTCTATTAATTCTTCTCAATGAAACACCATTCATTTCATATTTGAATACTGGTTCATTTATCTTATGACGTTCCGCAATTGTATTATCTTGAGCTCTACTAATTCCAGTAAGAGAACTTGCTGCAGTGTTTACGCCCGTATACTTAATGATTTCATCGTCGATAATAATATAACCTGGATTTACAGTAGAAACCGGCACATTTTCAAAACTGGTAAAGATTCCAACACTTGTTACAGTTAGATTATCTGTAGAAGATGATTCATACTTTGCACTGATCTTTTGTGGTTTTTGATCTGGTTGAATTCCAGTTAATTTAACTAGATTATTGACAGCATACATGCCATGATTTTGATGTCTAACCTTAAGATGCAATCCATCACTCAGGGTTTCTGCAAATTTAACATTGGATGCACCTGCGATATTTGCAGTTCCACTAGAACCAACATAGAAAAGGGTTGAGGATCCATCAACTGCAATATCACCCTGAACTCTATCAATAATTAAAGAATTGAATGCGGAAATAACACCAACAGTATTTGGAATAGAAAGGATTAAGTTATTACCAAAGTTGTCAGTATCTGCATAATCTACAGTTAAAGAATCTCCATATGCATAACCAGTACCACCCACAGAAACTGTTGCGGCAACTGCAACACCACCACTAACAGTTACTGTTGCTTTTCCGCCCTTTCCTCTTCCAGTCAAAGAAATTAGATCTACATTACTATATGTTGTAGAATTTGAAGTGAATGCTGTTCCCGCATTAGTAATTACAAGATCACTACCAATACCTATAGCACCTACTAAACTTCTCAAATTTCCAGAGAATCCATTGTTCGATTGTTGTAAAATTTTCACACCTGGTGTTAAATTACCTATTTCTGTTGTAGACAGACTCTTAGCAATACCAACTACTATGGATTTAGAAGTTGTTTCTAGAGGGTTAACATCTAGGGTTGCAATTTGATTATTACCAATATCCAAATCTGGATTATAGAACCTAGCGGTTGAAGAACCATCAAAAAATTCTGCTCTGTATGCAGTCAATTTGAGATCTTCATATTGTGCAGGATCCCATGTTGCGCCATTCTGAGATTTGAACAATGAACCAAGTAATGGTTGTTGCGAAACAATAATTTGTTCAGATTCTGCTTTATCTAAAGTAGAAACATCTCTTTCACCCATTCTAGAAATCCAAACATTGTATTCGTTTGAAGCAGAAAGGAGAACGAAACAATATGCCTGATTAGGTGCAAGATATACTGGTGATGGGAATTCAAAGGTAGTTGGTACAGTCGCATCATCGGAAACACTAACCTGATCTGGTGTTAGAACAATTTCACCAAATGGAACAATTGTTTGAGTTGGTAAACCAGTTTGCATTGTTCTAATTTGACATGTAACTGGTAGTCCAGTCGAATCAATTGTTCTAAAGAAGAAATCTACCTTAGAAATAAAGATTCCATTTTCATCTGGAACTTCAAAAGATTGTGCAAGTGGATCAACCCACCTCCTCTGTCTAGTTGTTCTACTTCTGAAACTTGTTCTAGATCTGGTTCTGGTTCGTGAACTGGTTAGTGTTCTGGATCCAGAAACAGTATTTCTTTCAACATCTGCATTTCTCATTCTAAGAGTAAGGTTCTCTACATTTTGTAGAGTTCCAGTTGCAGTGTAAGTTGTTTCAGCTTCACTATCTTTAGTGCCAACAATGGTTGACTTAGTTTTACTGGAAGTAAGTGCAAAAGTTTTCGTTCCAGTATTGAATGAAGGTGTTGATGGTAATGTTGGGTCTGGTAGATATAAAGAACCAATAATAGTACCAGAATTATCTGCTTTCAATCTAATAGTCTTTACTGTTGCAACAGCACCACTAGATTGTCCAACCAATTGCATTCCTTCAACAATATATCCAAAATATCCAGATGCAGACTGAAGTTCTAATCCAGCTGTATCAATATTAAGGATAGTTGATGTTGTAGAGTATGCCTGTGGTAAAACCTCTCCAGATTTATATGGATTTTGTTTATAGGTTTGAGATGGACTATTATAAGGACCGTACTTATGGTCTGCTTTTGCAGCCCTCACTCTAATAGAGGCTGCACCTCTATTTCCAATAATAGTTTCACCAACTTGGAAAGTTCCATTAACCATCTCGATTTCCACGAGTTTAGGAATAATATACTTCGACATATCAACATTATCGAAGAAGGGATAAACTCTACCATTGGGTTTCATTCTTCTAGCAATAAATTCAATATTTCTACTTCTCATTGTATGAACAACTTCGGTAGAAACTACTCTATCTCCCAGATTTGTAGTATCAAATCTCTCTCTAACACGGAACTGAGTTCCAGATCTCTGTTGTCTTGTTGTGGTTAGAGTAGTTGTACTTGTTGTTCTTACTATTCTTCTCGTTCTAGTGGTAGTGGTAGTCCTTAGTCTTCCTCTACGTCTTCTTGGTCCAGTTCGGACAGTTCTTCTTACTCTTACTCTACCTCTTCTAACTCTTGTACTTCTACCAGTAACTTGAGTTCCTCTCCAAGTAGTTTCCCAAGAACCCCACTCTACAGGAGAAATTCCAGTATTACTATCAGCGCCAGTAATTCCTAGAGCTGCCGAATAACTACCTTCAATATCGGCAGTTCTACTAGTTTTCCTAGTTTCAATCCATGTATCAGTTCCAGGATTCAATTCAATAGCACCAATCCAGTTTACAACGTGGAATGGATTTACATTTTCCGATCTGGTTGCAAATTTGTTAGAGAAATATACAGTGTCTTCAAAATTCAAACAAATTACATCACCTTTTTTGATAGTATTTGGAGTTCCGAGATCTTTCACAAATCTAAGATCCGCTGAAGGATCTGCAACATTAGAAGCACCAATAACTGCTTCAGAACCAAGAAGTAAATCAAATGCAGTAGTGTAGTGAGTTGGTCTTAGATGACCATTTTCAGTATCAACTGCACACTTGTAAGATTGATCTCCTATTCCTCCACCAAATACAGATCTAAAATTATCAACAAAGAAACCAGACTTAAATCTATCCAGACCTGTCTGAGAGTCCCTAATAGTAAGGTTTTTAGTCTCAGTTTCAAGCAAAGATAATGCAGTGTAATTTTCTACACTTGTCAATCTATCTTCTAGTTGAGCAATATCAACCATTCTATATCTCTTATGAGGAGTTAGAACGACTTCAACATCATCAACTTTGTATGTATATGGTGGAATATCAATAGTACCAACATCCAAAGATGTGTCCACTACCTGTGGTTCTTTTGGTGTCTTAGAAGCAACACCCTCTGCGAGGAAAAATTCACCATCTTTATTTAAATAAAGTCTGTCAATTCTACCGACATAGAAGTTATAATCTAAATTGATTGCTTTATCACTTACTAAATTGAAAGGAGAAGAGTTGGTAGCTTTGTCAAATGTTCTTGCGTTATATTCAAATGGAGATCTAGTCGCACTGGATACATCAAAGGGCACTACTCTTGGTCTTACATCAATAATATCACTACACCCAATACCTTCAATTAAAGGAATATCTGACTTGTATCTTTGTTTCTCATATGAGTCTACAGTTACAAAATCACCTGGGTCATCAGCGTTTAAAACGTAGTGATTGAAGATTACTCTAATCTTTCTCGTAGGTGCATTTGTATCACTTCTTCTTAGTAGATAAGAATAATCTGCAAATTCTGGTTTTTGATTCGGGTCCAACTCAAAGTTGGCCACAATATCTCTATCACCAACTGAAATAGAGAAAATATTTGCAGTAATTTGTGATTCTGCAAATGTTACTTTTTCATCAGTTTGGAAGGTTTGTTCGTTTAAGTATACAAACTCAACTTCATTTGTAGAATTACTTGATACTAAAGATCCAACGGCTCCACTAGTCTCACCCTTAATATATTCTCCTTTAATGCTGTTAAGTACATTTGCATTAAAGTTTGTTAGAGTTAATTTAGGAAGTTCTGGATCATTGGTGTCATTTGACTCAAATATGGCAAGAACTTCTTGAACATCAGGAACATTTAAACAAATTTGTTTATCTTGAACTCTTGTTCCATAAATTGGACCATATGTCAATCCATCTTGAATCGAAGTAGATGCAGTACCAGAAGCAGTCTGAGAAGAAAGATTAACAATAAGAGAAGCATTTCTATTGTAAACTTTACTCTTTGTTGTAAGATCTTTTTTCTTAAATGTTACAGTAAGTCTCGCTGAACCGTTTTCACTAATATCTTGAAGTGTAATTGTTCTACCACTTACTGTTAATTTTCTATTGTTTAATGTTTCAACATTACCATTTCCAGTAAATGTAAGGTTATAATCTTCCTCATCAAATGGTTCTAGAGTTAGGGAAACATCTGTTTCCAAAGTTTGATTCAAACCACCAGATGCAATAGTAACATCATATGCCTTTCTCACAACAATATTAGATTCTGAAATATCAGTATCAGATACATTTGTTTCTTCAAGAGGTGCATAGAGAAATGCTTCGTTTAGTCCAAACTCTTGAGGAGTCAATTTCAGAACATTACTTACACTAATAGTAGAGGCAGGCAAAGTTCCCACAGAAACATCGGTAATTGATGTAGTATCTTCTACCGTGATAGTTTTTGCAGTTGGATTAACGTTAACTACTCTATTGAAAGTAGGTAATGTATCGCCTTCTTTCGCATATGCAATAACATCTCCAGTTTGAATACCTACAAAAAATGTTTGATTTGGAGACTTGACTACACCATCAGAAGTAATACTAAATTCATCTCCTTGAGCTGCTAAAGAAATACTTCTATCGAGTTTAAGATCTGCTGTAAATGATGCGGAACTGGAATATAATTGTTTCACGTCATTCATACTATAATCGCGAACATCTTCAATAGTTCTAGAGTTATCTACACCATTGATCTTAATTTGTTCGTTTTTGATAAAAGTTCCAGAAACTTGATATAGTATGATTTGGTTACTATTATCTACAGCATTTACTAGGTATCCGTGAGCACTACTATTTTTACCCTCAATGTATGCTGGTAAACTTAAACTAATACTAGAATTTAAATTTATGTAATTGTATGTCTGAACATCATACAAATGAGTTACAAATGTCGTAGAATTATCTTGATATTCTGCATTTTTCAGTTTTAAATCATAAACTCTTGCAACACCTATTTCGAGACCAGACGCAGAACCACCAGTTACAGTTCTATCTGCATGTAATTTAACAGTTGCTGTCGAAAATCCTACTGGAAGTGAACCATGGAGGTTATTGAGTTCAAATTGTCTACCCAAAGTAAATGGAACACTTGAATTTTCTTTTAATTCAGTAGTTCTTGCTTTAGGGACATCTACAGATGTTGTACTAATAGTTTCAATTTCATATCCTCTAACATATGCTTTTCCTGGAGAAATCTGTAAGGAAAGAAAATCGTCAGAAGGTACAATTCCAGATTGAGTTTGTTGGAATGGTAAATAGACACCATCATTACCAACCTGGTCATTCAAAGACTCTTTTACTTCTATTTTAAAGGGAGTTACATAGTAATGACCAGACTCATCATATGTTCTTCTTGCAAGTTCATCATTGATGATATTATAAGCACTATCTTTTACAAATTTTTGAACTATTCCATTTTCAATCCTGAGTAATTCGATAAAATCTTCATCATTAAGATCATCTAAACTTTTTTTAATTAAAGTTGTAGTTATTTTTAGTCTATCTGCACCTGGTGCTGCAAAGTTTGAAAATCCTCTTGCATTATCAAATAAATCTGGATTTTCATTTGAAGCAACAGTAATATTTTCATTGATAAAGAGTCCAACTCTATATGATGGAGTATCACTATACTGATCAAGAATTACTTTCTGAGCAGGAACATTTACAAAAAATCCTCTAATGAAATAGACGCCATCTGCAATTTTTGCAACCGAACCTTCGCCAACTGCATCTGTAAGGAGAGTAGTAGCAAAAGTAGACTCGGATTTAATTGTAGATAATGAATATTTTACATCTTTAGTGACAACGAGGTTTTCGCCACCATCAAATATGGTTTTTTGATTTCCATTAGCACCTTCATCATTTTCACTACCACTTTGATATTTCACATAGAGAGTAGGATTTCCTCTTTCGGAAGTAGAAGATGTGATATAATCTACAACTTTCGCCTTGACGCCACTAACTTGTCCCCTAATTGTTTGACCAATCAAAGATTCTAAGTAAATTTCTACTGGAACTCCCAAGTGATTAGCATCAATCTGAACGTAGAAATAGTCGGGATCATATGCAATTTGACCAGGAATTACGACGGATCCTTCTTTAAAAAAGTGTTTACCGAACTGTTCTACTTGATTTTGTAGAATTGACTGTAGGGTAGTAAGTTCTCTTGCCTGAATAGGAGTTCCTGGCTTGAATAAAACCCTCTGATAATTACTTGACGAATCAAAATCGTCGAAGTATGGAGAAGCGTTTAAATTGATATTCTGTGCCATGTTGATTTAGAACTCCAGTACAACTTTGATATCTTCTTTTTGGCTAGCGGATCTAGGGATCGGGGCCCTATTATCTATGTAGATTAGTTCACCAGACTTTCTATTAAATTCCTCAGATCCAATACCAGCTACAAAGTCTAGACCTAATTGATATATCTTATTATTTATTGATGTAGTTACACCTTGAAATGCGGTGTCAATGGATAATGCTGGTCCAACAATTGATGAACAATTGATAGTAACTCCATATCCAGTGTCAGGTGAAGCGGTGAATGGGATAATCTTAAATCCAGATTCACTAGAAGCAAGTCCAGTTGGTTGATAGTATTTTAATACTCCTGTAGTTTTATCCCAAGATGCAACATATCCAATTGCAGTGGATCCTAAACCAACAGTTTGTTTGATTACAGAGTCAACTGCATATGTTGTTGCAGTAGTTACCCCAGACAATTTGAGAGCTCCCAATCCACTTACCATATTCTGACTTAATATTTCACTATTACTTCCGAATATAGTTGGATTTTTCAAAATACCAACTCTTGCAAAATCATTACCTAAAATAATATCTGGATTTGTTTCAATAGTTTCAAATCTTGAGAATAAAAGAACTCTGTATGCACCCAATTCTCTGTAAATATCAAAACCATGACCACCTTTGGGTGGTATAATAACATTAAATGATGCAAATGAAGTTGTTCCAATTCCTGTATTTGCTAAATTACTCAGAGCCTCCCCACTATCTGTTTCTGGAGCACCTGGATAAAACTGAATAGTTCCGTAAGTGTAATCTTTACCTCCATCAGTTACGAATACTTCTGATACCTTACCAAAAGAATCGATAGTAATAGTTGCTTTACCTCCACTACCATCACCTAAAATAGGAACATTCGAGAATGATGTTGAAATTGGTTGATAGTTAGATCCCCTATCTTCAATAAGAATAGTTTCTACTTTTCCTGCAATAGCATTACTTTTAGTAGAAATACTTTCTCCAGAAGTTCCCCAATTTTCTGGTACTGGAATATATTCAATAGAATCGAATTTTACAATCTCAGAAGGTTTAATAGTATAAAGATATTTCCAAACATAACCATCACCAGAGGTTCCTGCAGCCCTTGGTTCCAAGTCAATAAAGTCTGGTTGGTCAAACGATGGTTTTCCAGAAGGGTTTTCTGGATCTGTTCCATTTTGTAAACAAATATAAACTCTTAGATCATCATTTATAACATAATAATTTGACTGATATAAAGAAGTTGATTGGTTTACTGGTGTTCGATTATAAACTGTATAATCATGTCTATACATTTCGTAGGTAGTACCAGAAACCCATTCTACCTTTCTAACCAATCTTCTTACGTCTTGAGACGTAATTTGTTTCATCGCAATGATAGATTGTTTTATTTCACTTTCTTCCTTAAACCCATCCAAGGGAGAGGGAGTGTTGGTAGTCCAATCTGCAGCACCCCCTGCCGTCGGTTCTAAGGCATTAGGCATACCAATGAACGTATAATACTTATCAGTAGTATTCGCAACGCCGGTAATGTTCTTTACGAAGTTCTCGGCGTTGAGAATTCTGAATTGATCCGATATAATTGCAGGCATTTTAGAACAAACAGGGGTTTTCCTTCTTAGTATTTATTGAATTAAATTGACCTAGTTCTATAGATCTTCGCTGACGTATCAATTCCAACGATTCCATTGTCACGTTCAACGGTAAACTCTTGTGGATTTCCAAAAATTCTATTCCTGAAATCATAAATCTTACCCCATGAATAATAACCATAGAACTGATTAGTATTGACTCCACTTACATCCGCACCTCTCCTGTATACCTTGAGAGAAGCGCCTGCAACGTTGTAATCATTAGGTGCAAAATTACAAGTAACTGTTACGATACCAGAGTTTGCTGTTGTTACACTTTCAACTCTGTATACTCCATCGATGAAACTCGTAGCAGTGCCAACTTTAGAATTTGGATAATTGGCCATTCCATTAAGTCCACTAAATGTTGTAATTCCAGTTAGTGCGGCACCGATAGATACGTTACTACCATGAATGATAAAGAAATCACCTTTCTCAAGTTGACTTGCAGAAATACCAAAAGTATTTAATGAAGAATAACCTATTCCAAGATTAGAATTATCATAATTTTCAGATTTAAGAACAAAATCAATTTTAGGTGTAGTAGTACCAATTCCAGTAGTTCCAGAACTAAAGGTATTAATTCCAATAATTGTACCAAAATCACCTTTTGCCTTAATAGAAGAAAGTTTCTCTCTCTTGATAATAGGACTCTCAATTAATACGGAAGGTGGATTGTCTTGAGAGTAACCAAATCCACCATTGGTGATAAAAATAGAAGTTACAATTCCATTAGTCTGAGATGTTTCTGCAGTTGCTCTATTGATCTTTTGATCAGAGAACACAATTGTAGAACCTGAACCAACTACAATATATCTTCCATCATTACCATATTCAGGAACAAATAATAAATTTTTTGGTACATCAGATCCAAATACATTGATTTCTTTCTTGTTCCAGAACTCAAGATCTGAAGAGTAGAATATATCACCATTAATATCAATTGCAACGTACAATTCATCATACTGAATAGAGATAATCTCTGTTGTCAGATTATTCGTAACTTCTGCAATATTAGTATATGAAGTACCTCTCAATACCGTTCCATTTGATCCCACAATCACATAGGTAGATCCATGATATATGACCTTATTCAAGTTTTGTGTAGTGATCTGCTTTCTTTCCCAAATAATACCATTCACACTCTTGAGGATAGTTCCATTATTACCTACAGCGACAAATCCCTCTCTAGAAGTAACTACGCTATTAATATCTTGGGTGGTATTAGAGAATCTGCTTCTGAATGAAGTGGATCCTAAACCAACCGCAGAGAAAATCGATCCTGCAGTTCCAACAACGGCCCAAGAGTCTAAGGTTGATGAATAAACAGCATCCTTGAATGATTGTCCAGCTTGACCGTAATTACTAAATTCAATATCAATTTGTCCAGTAGCAGGTTCAATTCTTTCCTCAAGAAGATTACACTCAACCCATGAAGTATCAATAGTTTGACCATATCCAATAGTTCTATTGATATATCCATATTCACCTACAGTTAAGTAAATGTTAGTTCCTCCAACTGCGACAGAATTAAAGACAATTGTTCCACCATAACCAATACTACCATCAAACCAAACTTCAGATCCACCACTAAATGCATATCTAGAACTATTACCTACGGAAATAGAAACATTGCCCTTTTCAATATCTAAGAATGTTATGGTTGTGGAACCTATACCCACGGTTCCTTTCCAGTCATTAATGGGATCTTTACTTTCAATTGATGAAGAGGAAATAGTAATTACTGGGTTATTTGTATATGCATAACCCACACCACCTTCAGAGATAACAATAGACGATACCGTCGAAGCGCTAGAAACAACAGCAGTTGCAATTGCAACAGTAGTGTCTCTATCCTCAACAATAAAGACATCTCTATCGTCTTCACTTAAAGTATCAACTTCGGTAAAGATTGGGAATGCGTTATCCACATAAATGTGATCATCACCAACATTAACATTATTGATTATTCTAGCAAAAGGATGAATCCTACCAGAAAGTCCTGGTCTAGATTTAGATATAACATTACCATTAATTATTCTATCATTTTCCTGTTTTCTCCAAGTTAGAGGTCTAATCTTAGATGGATTTGTATCAATACCAATACTCGCGTATGAGAAAGTGTCAAATTCATCAGATGCATTAATTCTCTTAACAATTCTTTCAAATTGATCTCTATCAATAGGATCTTGCCTATTTTCCTTGATTACTACAGCATCACCCTCTTTTATAGTCTTTGGAGGAATAACAGTTTCAACATCAGCACTTGATCCTCGGAAGAAATATACTGAACATGTGGAATTTGGTTTTGGTGCCTCAGTAAAGATAACTCTAGATCCTCTAAAACTATATGACTTTTGTGGTTCTTGGAGAATATCGTTGATATAGATGAATAAGTTATTTTCAATTAATAGATCAGAACCGTCTAAAGTTCTTAGACTACGTATATCAGTAACTCCATTTTCTGTTATTGTTAGAGTAAATTTCTTTCTAAATCCATTGAATTGTGAAGAGAAGTCATCAAACAAAATAAACTGTCCAGGATAGAATCCTGCAAATTTGTCAGTTTCTACCTCTTTAACTTCAATTTGGAATTCTTCAAATGTTCCAGCATTAGGATCGATAATCAGATTGGGAACTTTGAGTTTGTCACCAACTTTATAACCTCTTCCATGATTATCAATTTGGAAATCAATAATACTAGAACCAACACCAATAGTAACTTTTGCGGTTGCATCAATACCAACACCTGTACTAACTCCAGCATAATGTAGATCAACATTAGAATAACCAGTAGGACTTGTGATTAATACTTGAGCGTTGTTTGTATAATCAGTACCAATACCAGTTAATGTAAAGTGTGTGATTGTACCACCGGCTCCCAAATTGGCAGTGATTGTTGCCCCATAACCAAGTGAAGACGCGATACTTACAGCGGGAGGGAATTGATATCCAGCACCCGAACCTTCCACAGTAATTGTACTGATTCCTCCATTTGCATCGACTTGAATACTACCTGCAGCTCCAACAGGAACCATGTAACCGAATCCAGTAGTTATTGCAACTCTAGAAATTCTACCTGCATTAGGAGTACCAGATAGGAACTTTAGTTTATTTTCAGTAGATCCATCAATAGTAAAATCTTTTTTAGGTCTCTGGAAAACATTATTAATGAATATAAATGGATTGTTGCTAATATCGGTTCCCTTGTTTACATCATTAAATGCCGTCGTAGTAGTTTCATCATTAACTTTGAGTGTAAATTCAGTTGCTGCGATACCAGTAAACGACAAAGAAATATCATCAAAAACGACATTCTTATCTTCAGGGAAGTTTGGATTCATTCTTCTACTAAACGCCCTACCATTAAAAGTAGAACCAGTCTCAAGACCAACTGGACCCTGTTTGCCGTAGGGTGGCGTGGTGAAGAATATTGTATCTCCTACAATATTGTAATCACCACTCAGTACCGTAGCTCCAGCACCAATAGTGTGCGCTGCACCTGTTGTACCAAGGTACTCTCTTTCAATCTCAATGACATCATCACCAACAACACCAACACTCTTAATTAAAATATATTCATCATCTATATTAATAATATCACCATTCACCACAGAGTTAATACCAGAAGAAATTTGAAGAGTTGTTGTATTGATTCCAACTGATTCACCCAAAGTTAATTGCAAATTCTTTCTTCTTAATTGATTTTGAACGATTCCATCAATTGCAATACTTGTAGATGGATTGGGGTCAACAAGTGTTAGAGATGCATTTCCTCCACCAGGACTAATTAGATTGAAAAATACGGAAGTACTAAATCCAGACAACTTAATCTCGGATTCACTTTCTTTATATACAAATACCTTATCGGGAAGAACGTTAGATCCAAGAACCAAAGGAGTAACGGTAATATCATCGTTTGGAGATGAACCGCCCAATGATGTACCTGCAATAGTAATAACCGAAGTAGTTGCATATCCAGAACCACCTTTTGAAGCAACTACTTCAAGTATTTCTCCAGTATTATTTCTAGAAATAGTAAATGAGGCTCCAGTTCCAACTGTTGAAGTTCCAGAAATATCGGAATAAGTATTATTCGCTTCTCCTTGGATTCTAGTTGGACCAACTGCGGTAACAGTGAAAGTTAAGTCATTTGCTGGAGATGTTCCATCTAACTGGTCTCCAGAAATAGTAACCGTTTCTCCAACACCAAACTGAGAACCACCAGTAACAAGAGATGCAACTGTAGAAATTGCAACACCATTAGTATCCGAACCAAAAACCTGAATAACATCTAATACACAATTGACTCCATTAGTATTACCAGTGCCAGTAACATCATTATAATATTTGGTAACATTTGTCCCAGGAGCAGGAACCATAACAGTTGCAACACCAGTAATAGGATCAATAGGTTGACCTAAACCGTTATTTCTAACTGCAGTGCCTTTAGGGAGATTCATCTCCATAAGAATATCTTTTGGTCCTGTTGTGTAAGAAGTTGTCGCTATACCAATTCGAGTTCCTCCCAGAGGATCATAAATTAGTTCTTGTGCAGTTTGGAAGTTGTGGTTATTTAAAGTAAATTTATCACTAATAACATCAATTATGTTTGTATCTGAAGAATCAAATACTCTCTTAAATAATGGTGTACCGCCAGAAGTCAACTTAAACGTGGAAAGTCCAACAACAATTCCACCTCTTGTTAATGACGGATATGTTGTAATTCCAGGAGCCTGATCTGTACCAATGCCGATGATATTAGTTACAATACCGACATAGTTCCGAAGAGCGAATCTAACGTCTGCACAATCACCAGTTCCAAATCCAACAGTAGGAATTTGAGAAAGACTGCTATTTCCAATTGCAACAGTTAAGATTCCAACAAGATTCTCAATATCAGTTTGAATGGTTGCAGTATACGCACTAGAACCGACACCAACAGCGGATTGCGATAATGGTACTAAAGTATTATTGGTATAGTACAATTCATTTCTAACTGCCTTCTTCATATAATCCATGGCAGTTCTAAACACATGGATAGATTCAGCTTCTTCATATACAAGACCGTCAGTTTTCTGATTACCTTGTGCATCAAAGTAGAACTTAGTGTTTCTTATGGTATGTTGGTTAGTGTCATATGCAATATCTTGAGCAACACCATCAACGATATACTTAAGATCTCGATAACACTTCTGAGCACCTGCGGTATAAGTACCAGGGTTGAGAATTACTAAGTTGTTGATAGTTGCCAGACCAACAGGTCCCGTAACAATTGCAGATAATGTAATAATGGTATTTTGTACATCCTGACAAGCATTATTACTAGTGTTTGGAATGTCTCCCCCAGCACCGCCATATTGTGATGGCCCCAAACTAGCTGCATAAGTTACTCCAAGACCATTCCTGACAGCTATTCGCATTTGTGTCTTAGCTTGATCTAATAAGAAAATAGTTTCAGCAGCTCCACCAACTAGTTCAGTTTGATCTGGATATGGACCATCAAAGTATCTTTCAGTTTCTCTTCTTGTATAACGATTTCCACCAGTAAACAAGTCCGTAGCAACTGCATCTACAAAATGACGAACTTGTTTTCTTGCATGATTCTCTAGTGTTCCAATACCAGAATAAGTAGCAACAGTTTGACTATATGCTAAATTTACAATTTCATCTTCATTTTCTTTGATCAGTTTATAACCAATTGCATATCTATTTTGTTCTTCATCATTAGTACTTCCTGGGAAGATAAATGTTGGATATGGAATTGCAATTGATGCTAAGGACTTATCAAGAATCTCATCTTTATTATTAACAATTAAATCTCTAGTATCATGATTCAATACAAAATAATCATTTGCATAATCCTGAGAAACACTGAAATTAAATAATTGTGATGTTCCTGATTGATAATAAGTTGGTGGCGTTTGATTATTAATTACATATTGACCGAGGAATCTCATGTAATTGTAACCATAAACTGTTTCTACAGTATTAACACCAACAAAAGATCCAGCATTCCAATAAGTAAATGCAACACCTACAGTTTCATTATTAGAATTGTATTTTAAATCATGAGAAACAGCATCTAAAACTCTTCCAGTTTTTGATTTAAACTCAGTTTCATCATAACTTACATCAGTAGTGAGTCCAGTATAATTATATAAAGTCTTAGCATGAACTTCATCAATAATAAACTGCCTATTGAGATCTAGTAAATCAGAAGCATCTGCATATCTACCCCTCAATTCTTGTTTTGAAGATCCATTAAACTGATCTGAAATATCGTCAATTTTAATGACCTTATTGGTTTTGCTAAGAATGTAACTCTTCAATGGAATGCCACCATCCATGAAGACTTTTTGAACAGAACCATCAGGAAGTCTATCTTCCTCGTAAACCATATTAAAGTTAATTTCTTCATTTACTGAAGTTACAGTATCAATATTGACTAAAAGACTGGAACTATTATCAGCTACAATTGGTTTTAGATTTTCCGACTTTGCAATACCTGCAACAACTTCAGCCGAAGTTGGTTCTGTAATTAATTCATAATCTGAAAACTCTTTGAATCCAGATGGGTGAACAAGAGATCTAACTGGTTCTTTCCACTTATCATAACTAAGATTGCTCTTGATAGAATATGCAAATTTTTGATAGTAGAAGTTATCAGAGATTCTCTGTTGGAAATCATTTAGAATACCAACAGAATTATCGTAAGTTCCAACCTTATCTCTAGAAATACCTAAAGTAGATTTGAGAGTAAATATACTTCTATATTCAACAGTACCGATAACTTTTGAACTCTCTCCCGAAAGTTTATCACCAACACGCAGATTACCAAAGGAATCGATGAGTCTAAGTTGGTTGAGATCATTATCCCAACCATCTTCCATAACTCTAGCGGTATACGTATTTGCAGATACCTTTTCATTGGATAAGTACCTGACATCATCTTTAAGTACCATTTCAAATTGTGGCACTACCTTCTTATTGACTACATAACCAAGTGTAATGTCATCACTATATGTTCCAAATGTGCCGGTAGAAATACCAGTCATATCGTAAGTAACAGTATTATTTGTTGTACTGATACCAGTTACTTTGAAGAACTTATAACCGTAAGCATCTGAATTATAGTTTGCCAAGTGATCTGTATCATTGGTCAATCTACATCCTTCAACATAAATTTCATCTCCAGGAGCGAATGGGAATACTGTTGTAATTCCAGATGTCAAAATGTCTGCATTAGAAAGTTCTAAAGTAATAGAATTTCCACTGATGGTTATAAAGTCAATATCAAATCCTTGAGAATGGTGAATAGTGACAATATCCAAGGGTTCACTAAAATCAATTGCATTTTCTGCAACATCTACCTTAACTACAGAACCACCTTGGAGATGTGGAATAAGTTTGATACTTGTATTTTGTGGTACTATAAGAGTTGGTAGTTGATTATATCCACGACCACCAGTAGTAATACCAATATAGTCAATCGTCTTAATATCTTTAATACCAACAACTGCAGGAGTACTCAGTTCTGGTGATAATGTTGGATCTGTTGGATAATCAAATCCATCCTTAACTCTTTCATATTTTTCAACTTTACCAATTCCATCAGAAATTAACTTAATATTGGCATTTTTGCCTTTCTTGGTTTTTATTTTTGATATTGTAGGAATTCTGTCATATCCTATACCCGCAAAGTTAATTCTGAGTTTATCAATTGGTCCATCAGCTGTTTTAGATGTGGTTGTATAAGTTACTGTGGAATTTGAACTATTGTAAGCATCTTTCTCAGATTGATTTGGTCTTCTGAGAAGATTGAAAATATATGAGGTATCAGAACTTCTAGTAATAATGTAATCTGTGTTTAGTGAGTGTGGATAAATTTCTAATTTATTTGCACCAAAAACAGATTCATCTCTAGATATTTGATTCTTTCTTTCATCAATAGGTCCCTTTGGAACTAGTGTATAAAATAAAGTTCTTGGTACATCTTCAAAAGTTGTTTGTATCTCAACCTTAGCATCAGCTGTTCCAGGTGTTCCAGTTCTGTTAATAGCAAAACCAAGTTCTTCTGAACCAATCAGTTCAATTCTTCTGGTAAAATCAGGATCTTCATAAAATTCTAGTGCCATTTCAGAAACACTGGGATCAGAAACATCAAAGGTTATGGTATCATTTTTGATAGCTCTAATTGCAGGATTAACCTTATAAAGATTCTGTACCGCACCCCCAGTACCGTCAATGTCTACGGAAATTCCTTTTTCAACATCAGTCTTATATTGACATAATTTAATTTTATCACGATCTTCTTTCAGCACATAGTAACAAGTATCATTTACTAGACCAGAAGCCGAAGTAGTTGCATAATACACAACTTTATCACCAGACTTTAAATCTTCTCCAGGTAAGTTGATAGTATTATCATCGACATTGACTGCAGTTGAAGCAAAACTAATTGGTCCTGTTGTAAGTTTTCTTATAATAGGATTATAAAGAATTTTTATAGATTCTGTTTCTCTATTATTGATAGATAGGGTAATTCTATCCCCAGAAGTCAATCCATGGGAAGTTGTAGTGCCTACGTTTACACTATATCTTTCAACAGAACCAGTAATATCTGAATAAGTTGTACGTAATGAGTGTGCGTAACCAATGGTCGGGAATATATCATTAAAATTGACAAATTCTGCAGAACTTAACTGTGTTCCAATTCCAGTTGTTGAGGTAAACCCTATTGTAGATAATCCAATATGATCTTTACCGAGATTTACAGCATAAACTTCTTGGCCATCTTGAAGAACAATAGAAGAAGCAGATCCAACATTGTTTATTACCAGAGATGTTCCAGCGAGACCGACATGATATGTTAGTTTTTGTCCTGTAAAGAACTTATGTCCTGGAAGGTAGATACTACGGCTAGGTATAGTTCTATATTGAACAATAGTCCCCCCAACACCAAGAACTTCTCTAACTCCACCAGTAGTTCCAGTACCAACTGTTACTTTTGGATCGAAGTAAGTAACCTCATTTGTGTATACATAATCACTTGGTATTTCATCATTAGTAAGAGTAAAATCAAATACTGTTGGAAGAAGGGTTACATCATCAACTCGTGCTGTATGAATTCCTGGATATCGAATTCTATTAATATCAAAGGCAGAGTTTTCACTATCAATTCTAATAATCCTACATTCTTCTGTTCCAATGCCGATCATATCATCGACTTTGAATCCACTAATATCATTTACATAAATTGTTGTTGTAACTCCAGACTGACTAACAGTCATACTTGTAGTCAGTTTTGTTTTCTTCTGTTTTACAAAAACGGGTCTATCGCCCTCAATAAGTTCTGAAGTTATAGTGGATATTCCAGAGATATTGATAATCTCCCCATTAAGAATATTGTGTGGGTCCGACAACCTTGCGGTTACTGTATTTTTCTTCTTAAGATCGAATACAACTCCTTCTACTACAGTTTCATTTACACTAAAAGTATCAATGGTTTTTCCTTTAACCTTTGAGACTGCAATATTTGCACCACTTCCAGTATCACCTCTTTTTTCAATTACAAGTGTATCTCCAACTTGATAATTATCACCCGCAGCAAAGATAGAAGTATCCTTAATACCAGAGGTTCTAATTTCAGAAACTCTAAACTCTTGTTTATACTTATCGTTAATTTTATCGATAAGTGGATATTCAGAATCTGTGGATGAAATATAATATGGAGAAACGTTTCTGGTTAGTCCATATTTTGTTAAATCTTTATCCTGATTTATAGAAGGTAAAAAGTTTTCTTCAAAAGGTTGTCCATAAAAATATGGACCAATAAAATATGGATATGTGGGAGTTGATCTACCAGTACTATCGGTAACGATTGAAGTGAAGTATGCATATATTCCATCTGGATATTCTGGCGTCTTACAGAATCTTCCATTACTTTCATCAAGATCTCCAGAACCAGTAAACTTGTAGTCTTCTATAAAAAATCCAGCAGTAAATTCAGGAGCTGGTGGTCTGATACCAGGCGTCAAATCCAAATCAATTTCATAACCTGGATCAATTTTTCTTACTCCACCTCCAGTAATATTTTCATAACCGTATGGACCATAGATAGGATTTCCATCATAAGCAAATCCAATAATCGGGGAATGTACTTTTGTATTCGGAGATTCTGTATTATTTTCTGTAAAATTATCTCCAAGTTGTCTTCTTAACTTTTTAGGTGCAAAGAAGTTGACAAATTGTAATTGTAAATCTTCATTTCTACTTGGAATAAAATATCCATCATCTTCTTCAGAAATAGAATTCTTTAGTTTTTCAACTTGATTAACTTTCCAATTCTTGACATTAGCTAAGAATTTAGCCCCTCTACCTCTAGGTTCTACAGAAAGTTCGGTATTAGATTTACCATAACCTACACCACCATTTAGTACATTAACTGCTGTAATTTTTCCTTCTTCAACAACAGGAATAAGATCAGCAAACGCACCCTCTCCAGTTACAATAATATCCGAGTCTAATCGATATCCGTGACCTTTATTAATAATTTTTACATCAACAATTTTACCATCAACAATGATGGGAGAAATAATAGCTTTTGAACTAATTTTTGTAGTTCTAACTTCTGGTCTTCTATGATAATTTAATTGACTTGTACATCCATATGAAACACCACCATTCTCAACAAAAACATCAGTAATTGAACCAAGAATCTTTGCTTCAAGTTCTGGTTCTACAACTTCAATATCCCCTTGTTCAGAAGTAGTTTTAATTTGAATAGTAATCTTAGGATAGAAAAATGAGTGGGTTCCTACACCGATATTTGTAAATCTAATATATTTGTCTTCTTCATAATTTGAATTCGGAGTAATAGTATCCGCCACAGAGACTCTGAAACGGTTTGCATCAATTACATGAATATAGTAGTCGGAAGTTGTCGTCATCCCCGATATAGGGGTTCCTGTAGACGAATAGTGAACAATATCACCCTCACTAAAACCATGACCTCTTGCAACAATATATGAATCATAAGTATTAATTCCAGAAATACTTCCGTAACTTGAAAAAGATGGAACAGTAATAGTTCTATTAGAATATCCACTACCCTTTTCTTTAACGTAAATTGTGCTGATGGTATTTTTTACCGTCAATGTCTCAATTGCATGAGAACCAGAACTAATTGCAGTAATATTGACTGTATTAATTCCAGCGACTGCATCTTGGGGAGAACTATGAAGTTTTACTACCTTTGAGGTTGGTGTTGCAACATAGTAGTGTGCATCAGAAACTAATCCACCTATAGAGGTATTGCCGTTTGCATTATAAATTACTTCTTCGCCTAATTGAAGATTATGATCGTCATCGAAAGAAATAAGATCGGCAGCGATATCAATATTTGGTTGATTTGGTTTAAATTTAAGTATAGTTCTAGATTTAACTAAGTTGGACTCTAGAACGCAACCAACTCCATTACCACCAGTAATAGAAATATCTGGTTTAGTAGCATATCCAATACCAGGTTTAACTACTTTAACCTCCTCTACAGATCCAGATACGTTTACAATACCTTTACAACCAGATCCTTGAGAATCTACTATTTCGAGTTTTGGTGGATTGATAACATCATAATTTTTACCAGAATTGGTAACTTCAATACTGGTGATTGGCCCATGATAGACATTTTCATCAAAGAGGGTAGGTGAAAGAATTTCTACTCCATTTGCAAGAAGTCCAACTTGTCTATTTTCAGTAGATCTTCTATTTTTATCATCAAAGAATGATTTACTTCTCTTAAGTCCAAATTTTTTGAATAATTTTTGATTTTTAATCGTTCTGTTTTCATAAGAAGAACGATAGATATTACCAACAACGCCACCATTTGGAGTAAAGGCAATATGTTTATTACCAAAAGAATCTGCCTTACTGAACGCAAGTGAGAAGGAGTCGTTATTGCGTCTACTGAGAAAATAAAATCCAGTATCTACTCCAACAGCTTGTGCGTCAGTCGGAATAAAATATATGTTTTCCCCATCATAAAATCTATGATTTGTAGACTCAAGAATTTTAGAAGTATTAACTCCACTTACACTTACCTCTGTTTTTGTATCAGTAGCAAAAATTTCATAGTTAGGAGAACCAGTTGAAGTTACATAGAAAAACTCTTCTTTAAAATCAATATAACTATTTTGAATTCCTGCAGGGATATCAGAGATATCTTGGAAGAAATTAGTAAAGTGGTTAGTTCTTACCACAACTCTAGCGAGAGTTGTAGAGTCAATAGGATTGTATTCTTGAGAAGTGACTTGAATTACTGCTTGTTTAGCATATTTCCTCTTTTCATCTAAACTTGGGTAGATAATATCTACAACAGTTCCATTACAAACATTTCTGTCATTATCATATAATTTTACTGGTTCTCCAATATATAAATTTACCAGATTTCGTATATCAATTCTAAATTTATTTGTATCTACTTGATTTACCGCATCAAGGGTGTGATTAGTAGGTACGTTATAAATCCAAGTATTAAATTCACTAAAGTCTTTTAGATCTTTACCAAAACCAGAAAGAGATATTTTGTCTCCCACCTTTAGATTAGTAGTTTCAGAAAAATCTACACTATCTACAATATTTGACAATAAAAAATCAACTTTTGATGTTTGACCAAAACCAATATAACTGTAAGCAAACTTATCTTCTACAATAGGAGATGCAAAAGATAGTTCTTTAGTAATTCCAGAACAACCTAAAAATTGATTAGTAGTCTTATCAGTATAAGAAACATTAATATAATTATTTGAATTCTTTGGTTTTATATGTACATTCCCAGACTGAGAAAATCCTAAAGTAGAGTCAACCAATATGCTGGTGGATCCTGCGGGAACATCTTCCAATAATCTAGTTTTTCCAGATACTTGGAAAAGATTGGAAAAGTCTGCAGAGTCTAGAGAAATTTCATAAAACTCTTTACCATCAATCGGTCTATATTCAATATTGTAAATTGATGATGATACCGTACCAATACCAGCAACTTCTTGGAATAAAGTTCCTCCTTTGATAAGAAGAGGATTTCCCCCAGAAACTTTTTCTACCAGTACGTTTTTAGTTATAAAATAGTTATTATCAGAAGGAACTATCATGTAGTCCTGGGGTTTAATCAGTTCAATATCTTGACCAAACAAAACTTTGAAAAGAATTTTGTATGATTGATCTGTTCCTTTTGATCTATAAAAATCTTTAGCCCTGGTTAAAATATTTTGAATATCTACACCGTCAGTAAATTTTCTATTTTCAAATCCAGGTAAAAACTCTGCTTTAAATTTGGTGAAGAACTCTTTTATAAAAAGATTACTTAAGTTATGTACCAGTGTACCTGTAGTATGAGAATCTGCAGAGGATACTCTAAATGATAAGAATTCATTATCACTCGCGGATTTGATCGAGTCAATGGCACTAAAACCTCTAGAACACCCCTCGAAACTATTATCAGTTTTTGATTTATAGTGAATTATTTCATTATCAATTTTAATGAGACCATTTTTATCTGGCCAACCTAAAGTACTTGCTACGTATATTGTTTCAGAAATAACATTGATATCTTGAGTTAATCCAGTATAGGGGATCAGATTATTAATACTAAATTTTTCAATATTCTTATATTGTTTTAAATTTGTTGCAAGATCAGCCGCACCACCTTGGAAGTCTAATGACTTGTAGTATTGTTTAAGAAAACTAGTAAACGTAGGAGAATCCTGTAGTAAGAAATCAGGAATCTGAGATTCGATAATCTCGTTGATGCTAACTCTCTTTTCTGTCATTTTATCTTGTGAACTTTCCGTTTAGGTAACTAGATGTAGGTACAAACAATGTTGCAGCAGTATTCTCGCCAGAGGTAATAGTATCCTCCACTGTATTTACCACAGAATTGCCAACGTCAATTTGGAGATATAAGTCTTTCAATCCAATAACATCATTTGACTCAGGAATTGCCTGAACTTCAATAACATTATTATTTAACGCAGTAGATGTTATATTTACAACATCAAGAAGAATTTCTCCTTTAACGTAATCAATTGTTCCTGCGTTAGTTTTTACAATAGATGGATTGTTATTAACTAGTTTGAAGAAGAATACTCTTCCAGAACTATCATCATTTGCAATATCACCCATATAAAGAGTATCATTCACTCCAGATATTTTAAATCCAGAAGATTTGATAGAATACCCATCTTTTTTGACGTAAACTCTATTTCCAAAACAAATTTCATATGTCGAGAACGTATTAAATGCGGGAGACATATCTCTACGCATTTTTACTTTTGTAATATTAGAAGTAATTGCACTATCCGTATCATCTATTAATGCATTGATCTTAGAATACTTAACTCTTCCACCAAAGTTATTAGTATCGCTAGAAGAAGCGTAATTAGTCAATGTATTAAGTACTTTTGTTCTAATTTCAGAAACATCAGAAGTTTGGTTCTTATTATAATAAACAGTGGTATCAAATTCAACAAAAAGATATTTGAGATCAATCAATTCTGGTTTAATACCAGCAATTGAGTATTGTTTTAAAGATCTTTCAATTTCTTCTTTCGTAAGTTGAGAAAGTGTATTCGCACCCCTAGGTTTAATGGAAATAAAGACTTTTCCGTATTCTGGTGGATCCAACTCTTCACCCCCGTAGGCGGTTACAGAGTCTACGTTGGTGTAAATGTATGGAATGAGTCCTTTATAGTCACTGGCAGTCACGGCACGTAGCTGTGAGGAGTATACACGAGGTGCCAGATATTTGATGGAGTCTAAATCTTCAATATTATCACCATTTTGAGCGGGAGAGATAGTTGTTAGAAGAGAAATTCCAGTTGTAATAGGATTTACGTTATTATCCTTTAAAATTCCCGAAAAAGTGAAATTTTGAGCTCCATTTCCCTCTCTACCGTTACTTACAATGTAAGAAACTTCAATAATTGACCCTGGAGTTGGTTTTTTACCTAAAATTCCATCACCAAAACGAACTTCATACTTTTGATCGGAAATTTCTTGCAATAAAAACAGTCTTGAGTTCGCATTAACGTTCAAAACGTTCTCAAAAACGCTATATTGTTCAGTTATGTTAGTTTTTACCTTAACTCTTACTGTTGTAGTGTCAATATTTGCATTTGGAAGAATAAATCTCTGATTAGGAGTAGATGCATCAACAGTAAAAGTGTTTTTTACGAAAATTCCTTCATAAATTTCAAGATCTCCGAAAAGAGCTTCCCCTTGACTATCAACTTGAACAGTATAATCTTCAGGAATCGAGTAAATATAACTACTTTGAGTCAAAGCACCCTGTGCAACTTGTCCGGCTTGAAGAGTAACTGTTCTAACGTCGGTACTATCGGTCAAAATAACGTTAAAAGACACTTTAGCACGTGCTGCTCTGACTGATCTTGGGGTATATCCGATATTTCTAGCGAGTGCAACAACATTTTCTCTCAATGTTGCACTATCAAGGAACACCTCATTCACTGTCATGTTCGTATTGAACGCAGTGATGTACGAGTTGTACGCTAATAGGTCAATTAAGACCGAAAAATTAGATCCTTCAAAGTCAAAATCACTAAAATCGCTACTGGATCTAAGGTAGTCTTTAATTTGAGTCCTTAGATCGTTAAAATCTAAGTTGGTAAACTGATTGAAGGACATTAGATTCTAGTGGGTTCTAAGATAAATTCGATTTCTTGGGTTGGAATTGGTAATCCAACAATATCATATGTTATTCTAAGGAGTAAATCGTTGGATTCATCTTGATATTCACCAAAAACCTTGGTATTGTTGATCCTTGGTTCAAAGTTTTCTAATAAAATAGCAATTTCACTCTCCAAAGAGTAGATGAGTGACGAAGTTCCTACCTCAAAAAGACTGTCTTCGAGTCTAGTACCTAATAAATCGTTAAAAAAACGCTCACCTAATCTAGTTTTAACTAGGTTCATCACCGACTTCTTGATTGCATCTTCATTTTTAATAGGCAATATATCATTTGTGACAGGATTTTTCGCAAAAGTAAGGCTAATATCCTTAAAACTACGAGAAGTCTTCCTGTATCTAAATGAAGAATTATCTATGTCCCTAATTTCTAAGGCCATTTAGTGCAAACAAGAGGTACTTAATATATGTATAAGACTATTTGGAAGATTCGTAGTCTAGTACTTCATCAATTAACTCTTTTTTTGCTTGATATGGACATGGATTTTTGATTTTTTGTATCAATTTCTTGTCATCACCTAAAACTTCGTTCAAATATTCTTCGCTCCAATAATTGTAGTAGTCAGTTTTTGCTAATTTTTTACGCATTTGTGCAATCTTTCTTCTTGATTGACACAGTATCAAATTAAGTTGAGAATTATTTGTTTTAACTCCGTTAATATATGTATTTTCACACGCTAAGTCTTCCACAAACCAATAGAGTGGATACTTTTCGTTATATTTTGCAACCCACTTTCTAATTTTCGCAGGTTTCCAAAAGTCTTCAACAATAAAAAGGATGACATCATACCCTGGTTCGGGTACAATATCATCAATCGGAGTGTCTTTAATTAAGGTATCTGATCCAGATGCATATGGACAAATGGCAAAACCACCAAGTTCTTTATGTTTTTTAGAAACTTGTTCTATCCATTCCTGGACATAAGATTCACGTTCAGACATAAATCAACCTGCTGCTAATGGTGATGCAGTGTTCTTCTTGGTTTGAGAACGTGCCTTTGCATTAGATGCAACATCATACTTTGCATCCAAAGTACCTTCAGGAGTTGCTGGTGGATTATCTCCTGGATTGGGTCCTTTTGCTCCCATAATACACCTTTAAAATACGTTACAGGTATTTATCGACCTTGACCTCTGTATGCTCTTTTCTTACTATTACGAGAGGTTGCTGAAAGTATGGTGTTTTTACTAGAACCTTGACGAGTCTTTTTAGGCTTCCCAGGCATGAAACCATCTTTCACCAGACCCACTTTCGATTTAACTGCCATAATTAAAATACCTTAGAATACGTTTGTGATTTTTTGCGGTTTTTGACGCGCCGAAACGCGCCGATTTTTTATCAAAGAATACGAGTCTTCTCATGACCCACACGGATCTTCGGATCACACCAGATCTCATAACCCGCCTCCTTCGCATCAAGACAGAAAGATACGTCCTCGCCGCACATGTCTTGAACTTCTCCAGAGTCAAACACCTGCATCTTCGGAGCAAACCAAGGATACTCCAAGTTCTCAAAGACACCTTCCTTAATCAGAACCCAACCGAAACCAGTGTAGTCAACTGTGAAAGGCTTACGACGCTTACTCATCGTCTCACCAGTTTCATGGTTCATCACACCACCGTTATTCTTGAAGTCATCTTCTTCAAGCCAGTGAGCAACGGAAGTGGTGTTCCCATCTTCAGTCATATACCAACCTGCTGCAATATCTTTGTCCATTGCAATCAGACGATAGAAAGCTTCTGTGTTGAAAACAATGTCAGAGTCAATCCAAAGTTGATAGTCATACTTGAGTTTGCCATCCCAGGGTACTTGTTTAGGACCACGGAGAACATTCGCACCCAGTACTTTACACCGTGCAAAGTTAACCATGGACGAGTAGTCCTGAGAAATCTGAATACTACCACCGTTCTGAACAATATCAAAACAGAGTTGTACAAAATTCTTTAGAAAAATATACGAGACTCCACGACCTGGAAGACAGAACACAATGTTCTTACCTTTGATCATTGCCTTAGCAGCATTCAGATCAAATTCATCTTCTTTTTTCTTGACAGTCGGAGCCTTTGCTTTAATTGTAAATCCTTTAGACATTAATTTAGAATTGCAATGTTGTTATTCTACCACCACAAATCAATTCATGCAATGGTTTCTGGGTTATTTATCAGTTCGTGAGTAACCTTGGAAAACCTTAGATCGTATTCAAGAT